TTCAATGTGTCGTCCTGTTTTACGATAAAACTTGCTTTCACTTAGCTTATCTTCTAGAAACTTACGAGCTTCAGTAGGAAGTTTCCATTCGTTAGCAAATGTTTGTTTTCCATTTTTCATTACTGTATTACCAGCGCAGTTAAAAATGCAGTTAACAGAATTACAAATATCACCACCTAACTGTTCAAGAGTTTTATCATAGTCTGAACCTGTAACGAGATAAACATTAAAGTTCTTTACAAAATCTAAAAAGAAATCGTGGAACTCAGAATCTATTCTTTGTCTACTTGGGGTAAGTGTTCCATCAACATCAAAAATATAATTCATGCGAAAAAATCCTCCAAGGTTGCTTCTTCTTTTAATGCCCAACCTACAGCATCAAGAATTGGTGTGATTGGTTCAATAAAAGTTTTTTCGAATTGTGTGTCATAGTCTATGTATTTATGAAGGTTAAACTCAGGAGGCAAATACTCTGGAAATGAAATAATGTTTTCACGGATTGGATTAGGCATTTTCAAATAACTAAACTTAATCTTTTCCCCAGATTGAATAGCGCCATAACGTTTAGTTAAAGCTTTATCTGTAAGTTCATGGTTGTAAAGTAAAGCACCACGAACATGAATTGGTGTACCTTTGGCATAAATCTTTTTACGATCTTTCCATTTATCGATTTGACTTACACCACGAGGGAATGAAACTTGTTCTGGCGGTAAAGTTTTAAACCATTCACGAAACTCATCAATAAATCTACGAGTTGCTTGTTCATCACCAGTAACCATAATCTTAAAGATAGCTTTGAACTTATCTCGTACAACTTCTGGAGTTGATGACTTAATAGCTTCAATACCCATAATCTTTAGTTTTGGTTCAGCGTATTGTACACCTTCATTGTTATGCACATTCAGGATGTATCGTTTCTTTGCAGTCCAAATACCGCGGTCAGCTATGACTTCACGACCCATTTCCATACGAGGAGTAAAGGCATTCATTTTATGGAAGAGTTTGTCATAAGCTGCCGCGATAACTTTTTCAAAGTGATCCTGACAGATTTTGTCAAGTGCTTGAACTGGATTGTTTGGTTTTAACTTATTAACAAGAGGACCCATATTAATATAAACAGAGTCGGTATCGATAGCCAATACATAATCTTTATCCGTTTTAAGTATCTTATTCATTTCTTCATTGATGGCTTTCTCTGCCCACTTGATTGAAAGTTGGCCTGTCAGTGTAACAGATTCGGCTAGTGCATTATCGAAATACTTAAAATATTTGTTAGCCAATGCACCATAAAGTGAGTTAAGCAAGATTTTAATTGCCATCTGATTATTTTCGAGCTGATTAATCTCAGACTCTAGATGTTTAGCATGAGTCTTTTCATATTCAGACTTAGCGTCCAACATCTTACGTTTGATTTGTGAACGTTCAGCATAATAATCTACAATCAATTCTGGAATGATACCTTGTTTGTCTTTTATAAATGGTACACCAGATGCTGTGACAGAATAAGTATCATCAACTTTCTCAAGATTGTGTAGGTATTTTTCTGGACCAGATGGAAAGCGGATGTTGTGATTACGTAATAGAGTTTCTGGCGAGATATTATATTGAACAATGATGTTAGGATATAGTGAGTTCAAATCAAACGACACCACCCAATCATGTGCACCAACTTGTGGATCTTTTACATAACCACCAGCAATTGATTGACGATTGTCACTGTCTGGATTACCAACAATAGCATAAGGAACTTTTTGAATTTGATTAATAGGTGATACAATCTTTTGACTTAGCAATCTACGATAGATAATAGATTCCCAAATACTTGTGGTTCCAAATGTATCGTTTAGATTGACACCGCCTTTATACGCCATAGTCAAGGCTAGAGAAATCAGACCCATTTTCTCATCAATGCGGTCAACGAGTTGAACGTCTTTAATGTTATAGTCAATAAACTTTTGGTGGTTTTCTTTATACAAAGTATACAGATTACCAAACTCTTCGTAAGATAGTTTCTTTTCACCTAACACAACATAAGCAATGTGATCAAGTTTATATGATTCCTGTGGACCATACGAGTATCCAAACTTTTGAAATAGTTCTAGATAATCCGCTTGTTGGATGCCAACGATCTCATATCCAGGTAATTCACGTCCACCTTTAAATACATTACGTTGGTTAACAAGTTTCCAAGGAGACAAACGCTTAACAGCTTCTTCGGATCCAAGCAAACGGATACGATTTACAATATATGGAATATCAAAGAAACGAGTATTCCAACCTGTAATTACATCAGGATAATTCTTAGACCAATAACTAATAAACTTTACTAGAAGATCTTCCTCAGACTCACAATGGTGATATTGAATCAGTGCTCCGTCAAGGTCCAGTTCAGTCTGAGCAGGATCGTAGGAGTCTAAACCCCATACCTGATAGATTGTAGATTTACTGGACTTAAGTGCGATTGAGATAATAGGATACGCAGCTTCTTCTGGTGTGGGGAATCCATCATCACTTGCAACCTCAATATCAAAGTTGACAACGTTTACATGATTACGTTCAAACTGAATATCGTTTGGAAACTTTTCTGTAATGAATTGATGGATATAGTTTGTAGTACCATAAGCTTTAAAGTTATCCATTTCTTCATATGTTTGAAGAAAGTCTTTTGCTTCACGCATATCTGCAAAGGATACTGGTTTAATATCATCACCATCAAAAGATGTCCACTCACTCGGATCTTTTGATTTTACAAATAGTGTTGGTTGAAATTTAATTCGATCTGAAATAGGTTTGCCACTATCATTGTATCCGCGATACAAAATAGAATTGCCATAACGATTTACAGAAGTATAGAATGCCAAAGTGTTACCTCCATCTTAGGATTCTATTCTAACATAAAAAAGGGGTGTTGTACACCCCTAATTTATTATTGATTGATATTTTGAGAAAAAAGATTGATGTTGTTGAGATCACCGGTTACAGTGATTTCCGGATTCCCACCACCAGGACCATTTGCGATAAATGATTTAAGAGTGAGTTGGTGTTTTTCAATTAGTTCAAGAAAATCACCAAGTGGACAATCCCAAGCACAATCAAAAGTATATTCAGCATTTAACATATTAGTTCCTCCTTATGATAGAATCAGTCTACCACAGTTTGAACCAAATGTAAACCCCTTTTTTTACTTTTTTTCTGAAACAAATGAATACATTTCATTGGCCCTTTCCATGACCTCTTCCATAGTATACATTTTTGGGATATATTTGTTCCACGCTTCGGTAGCCAGTTCCATGTTCTCTTTATTTGCTTCGAACATAGTCTGCGCAACTTTCATTTGTGTATCGTATTGTTTGTCCAGCATATCTTTTGCCATTGCTAGAACGTCGGTACGGATTTGATAAGGATTAGACATAATAATCTCCTGTGTCTGTGTGTTACATGCATAGATCTTCGTATTTAATAGTATGAGCTCTATGCTTACTCATATCTCTATTTGAAGTATTTGTTAAGAATTTCCAAATGATCTTCATACTTAGCCATCTCCTCTAGTTCAGTTTCAATAGCTTCCATAATATCAGAGTGTTCACCAATCCCTGCAGGATTAGTAAGATAGACTTCAACATTTAGTCTATGTTTTTCAACATGCGCTTCGGCGTGCATTTTTGCTGCTTTTAATAATTCTGTTCTCATGTTCTATTTCCTCTCAATGCAAAGAATAATCCACCAACCCACAACAGGACGTGGAAGTTATCGTATAATAGTACTTCTGTTAAGCTTTCCGGCTGCCCGGTCCAAATAACACCAGTCATAATGCTACAAATTACAATACCCGAAAATCTAGTTAATAGATCTCCTATTTCTTTCATGTACTTAACAAGCAAACCACCCGCCAATAAACCAAGACCTGCTCCTAATTCACCATAAGCCACAAACCACCAAACCAAATAAGGTAATTCCATAGCTTCTGCTGTTTCTACATCTACTGGAATTTTATCCAAACCTTGTTGGATGAATACAATTGCTAAAGGAATTCTTAAAAGCCAATGACTTAAACAGAATTCAGGAATTTTATTTACAACGTCTTTTAACATGTGTGTCTCCTGTAAAAATCAAAGGGGGCATTACAGCCCCCCTGCTAAGACTCTTCTACTAGCGTTTCAGCTTTGCGATTTGCTCCATACAATGTTTGGCTTCTTCATAATAGCCTTGCGATGCAAGATGAGCAGCTGCTCTGCTATATCCAACAACCTCACACCAGTTCATAAAACCAGCCTTTAGTTTTTGGAACGTAGAACGATGATCAATAGTAACTGTTTCAGTATAAAAAGCCATTAGACAAATCCTTTTAAGTTAGGGTTAAAAGGTGCATCAACGTTTGAGCGTTTATGATCTGCATCTTGTCTAGCAATGGCATAAATGTCACCGCGGCTAATACCAATATCGTTCAATTCTTTATCAGTTAGCTTACGCAATTCGTTTTCTGTTGATTTAATTGCTTTCGCTATTTGATAGTTGTTAATCAGCTTCTGTAAGAAACTCTTTAGTGTCTGTGTCATTTGTGTTTTCCTCGTAATGACCGATTTCGATTTTACGAGGACGCAGTTCCTGTGGAATTTCGTATTTCAGTTCTACTGAC